GGATGCTGGAGCCTTGACATCAATACAGTTGAGTAATACGAGTTACTACTACCCAACCGAGCGCAACGCCTCCACAATCACAATCGCTCCCGGAAGCACCTCACAAAGCATCGAGCTCTATCTCGGTGCTACTGGCCTGACATTTGCTACCTCTGGTCTAGCGGCATACTACGTTCGCAACAAGTCGGCTCCGGTGGCTATCACGCTGGTCACGCAGACAGCAACAGGCGCGTGGACATCTGGTGGCTTTGCTGAGATAAGCTCAAGCCTTGTGCCGGGCGTGTACCGGCTTGATGTCCCTAACGCGGCATTTGCGGCTGGTGCATCTGATGTCACGATCGTGGTGCGTGGTGCAAGCGGCACTAACGGCGCGGTGCTGACGGTCACGCTGAGTAGTGGTGGCTTGACGGCAGCGCAGACAGCCGCAGCGGTCTGGGATGAACCATATACATCGCACGTAACAGCATCTACGTTTGGAGCACGAACCCTAAAGACGGTAGCAGATAACAGACTTGTAAACGTTGGGACTGCAAATCATATCGAGGCTAACGTCCACGCGATTGTGGACAGCACAGCAGCTGCGTCCGAGTTATCTGGCGCTCTACTTCACAACGGGACAGACTACATCAGCGCGGAGCTGTTGACGCCAGTGTCAGCTGCGACCAGCGTACACATCGGACCCTATCAACTCCTCGCTGATGGCCTCGGAGCAGATCAGCCGCTTGATGTAAATGTAGGCACTGCCACGAGCATCGATGTCCAGGTCACTGACGCGAATGGCACAGGCATCGACATCACTTCCGCGACCGTCACAGCGAAGGTGTACAGCTCAGCGGGGACACTCGTGGCGACGTATTCTGGCACTGCGACCTATGCGGACAATGGTCGGTTATCATTCGGTCTCACGACTACGGTCACGAACACGTCTGGCACGTACACTGTGACTGTGACCAGGACAACCGGAGCAACCGACACGCAGATCTTTGGACCGCTGAGATTGTATGTGAGGCCAGTATGAGTGTGAACATCCTTCAGATAACCGAAGATCCGGAACAGGTCACGCAGATCGCGGCCTGGACTGGAGACTGGCACACGTACGTGGTGCGCCTGGTCGATGACAACGGGTCTCCGATTGACATCACGACAGGCACTCTCGCGGCGACATACACGAATGCCTCCACAGGCGTTGCGTATAGCTTCGTGACAGGAACAGCCACGCTCACGAAGTCTCTCTCCTCACAAGGCATTGTGACGATCCTGAACCCCGCTGCCTATCCAACAGCAGCTGTGATTCGCTTGACTTTGTCCTTCACCGTGTCGACTACCGTGCGCCGCTTCGGGCCACTGCTCATCGAGGTCCTGGCTCCGTGACCGTCAAGGTCGACCTATCAGGCTTTGACGACGCGGAGGAGCGTTTTCGCATGCTATCTGTATTTCTCCAGAATGCAGTGAGCGCTTCGTACACTGGCATGATCGCACTGATGACAGGCGCAAAGTCAGGACGACGCTACAAGGTCGGCGGGACAGTCTATCAAGCATCGGCGCCAGGACAAGCACCAGCGGTGAGAACAGGATTCCTGCGGACATCGATCACCATCGGCAAGGTCAATGCATACGAGTATGTGATCAGCATCGCGGCGCCTTATGGCAAGATACTCGAGTTCCAGAAGAATAGACCGTTCGCGATACCAGCATCAGAAAAAGCATGGGCAGTGTTTACTGGCGTAGTGAGGAAGTACTTCAATGGTTGAGTCACTCGTAGTCGATGAGTGGATCTATGACACGCTAACAGCTGATGCAACGCTTCAGGGATTGCTTGCGGTGGATAACAGATCGCCATCGTACCAGCAGGGCATATATTTGTACTTGGCTCCGGAGAAGGACCCGATCAGTCTTCGGCAGCCACAGGTTCCCTACATCGTCGTGCGTCACACTGACGCTGGCCAGGATGACACGACGTCGATGTGTGGTGGCCGCATAGTGACCACATCAAGTCATCAGGTGTGGTGCTGGGACACGCAGTCTGGTGCTGTCTCGATGGCACGTATCAAGGGCATCGTGGACCGCATCGACACGCTTCTAAACAAGCAGACAGTGTCAAGCACCACGCCGCCATTCTTCTTAAATCGTTCGAGCGTAAGCTCATCAATAGACGTGAGCCAGGATGGCCGCGTCGACAATGGCATCAGCCAGTTGTATGTCGCCACAATAAGTCCATAGAGGTATCCACATGTCCCGTCCATTACTCGCCAAAGATGTAACTTTGACCGTCACTTTCACAGCTGCTGCTTTGACTGGTGACACAATCGCACTGCCATCCACGACAGCACTCTCTGTCGTATGTCTCGCTAAGAGCTTCTCATCGACTATCACGCAGAACCTGGTCAATGCCACGGCATTGTGCGCGGTATATGAGGCATCACTGTCTACGACACAGGCTGGCTCACTGAGTATCGAACTGTATGTCGACAGTGCACTTGGACCAATCTTCGCATCGAAACTCGGGTACGGCTGTGAAATCGATGTAGACTTGGATGGATCTGGATCCGTGGCTGGTGCGGTGCTTAAGTATTTTGGCATGGTCACAGAGGCCGGTTTATCTTTGACACCTGAAGAAACACAGACTGAGACCGCGACAATCAAGCTCGGAGTCAGCGGAATCACTGGTCTATATGGAGCATAACTTTGAGTTCAATCTTTGACAACATCCCAAAACTTGAAGGTAGGCCGAACTATTCGGTCGACATCGAGCGCTTCATCGGAGCACCTGGTGCTTTTGTGTTCAGGGAACCAAAGGCGTCGGACCTGTTTCCGCGACCTGAAGTCGAGAAGATGTTAAAGATTGCATTCCCTGAGTTTCCTGCTCAGATGCTTCAGATTCTAATGATCATGGCCAGGTGTTATGTGACTCAAGCAGGCGACGGTGAAATCAATCCGGCGCGTCGCTTTGCGCAGCTTGCTCGTGATCGCTCCGACATATACCTCTATACCGTCGGAGAGTTTGCAAGAGCGTTCCCGATTGACATCGAAGCGGCGGTCGACGAAGTCCCAAACGACTAGGCGGGGTGGCGCAAAAGATACTGTACACGAGTGTGCGGCATCTCAAGCGTCATCCCCGTGAGACTGATCTGACGCTCGAGGAATTTGCTGAAGTCGCATGGGCTGGTGAAGTCTGGGAAAATCAAATTGTTGAAATTGTCAAGGCCGTGATGTCGGTGCTGGCGAAAAGGACACTCTAATGGCGCTCGGCATATTTGACATCATCTTTAAAGTTTCAGGCGCTGGTGATGCTGTCCAGGCGCTAAAGAATATCAAAACTGAAGCAAAACAAGCAGCTGATGGTTTGACACAAACACAACAGTCTGCTGGCAATCTCGCGAATCAGTTTAAAGGTTTGCTGGCAGGAGCAGCTATTGCTGGTTTTGCAAAGTCGGCTCTTGATGCTGCTGTAGGTTATGACTCACTACAGAGAGCGCTCGCCACGACTGTCGGTTCTACGAGTGAACTTACCGCGGAGATGGACAGACTTCGGAAGATTGCTCTTCTCCCAGGAATCAACCTCGAGCAAACAGTTAAGGGCTTCATCCGTCTGAGATCCGCGAAGTTTGACGCCAACACAGCAGAGAAGGCATTGACGGGTGTCGCGAATGCTGTTGCTTCTGTCGGTGCATCTGCCGATACAGTTGACCGTGTCATCACCGCGATGTCACAGTTGGCGAATGGAACGCAGGTTAATCAGGAAGAACTGAATCAGCTTCGTGAAGCATTGCCATCGTTTGGCAAAGCGATGGATGCAGCGTTCGGTACGCAATCAGCCGAGCAGATTCGTAAGATGGGCATCAGTGGTGCAGATGCAGCCAGGCGTATTGCTGATGCATTCAATGCTATGCCGAAGGCATCCGCAGGACTCCAGACCGCAGTCGATAACGTCGCAGACACATACAATCAGTTACAGGTAGCAGTTGGAAATGTTATGGCATCTATGCTCATGGCATTCGGTCCAACGGTTACATCTGCACTAGAATCGACGACAAAACTGATTCAACAGATGACCACGGCTGGCACTGCTGCGAATGGCATGTTCAAAGTCCTCATCGGTATCGGCCTGGCTGCGTTCATCATTGATCTGTCCTCAAAGTTCGGGATGTTTGTAAAAGCAATTTACACGACCGTGACGGCGCTTCGTGCATTGACAGTCGCAGAGATTGTAGCGAAGGCCGCAGCGGATCCAGCAGCTGCTGCTGCATCAATCGCAGCGATCATCGCCGCTGCTGGTCTTTCTGTTGGTGCATTTACCATCATGGATAAGATGTTTAAAACACCATCAATACCGCAGGTGGAGGCGACCGGAAATACAAAAGGCGCAGCACTTCCAGGTTTACCAAATACATCCGGCATTGCTGGAGCGGCAAGTAAAGCAGCAGGCGCAGCAAAGTCGACAGAAGGTAAAGGTGGCCTAATCGGTACGATGATTGACATCGCAACGTATGCCGCAAAAATGCAGGCGGCATTTGTCGACATGGCAAAGTCGATGGAAGGACACCTGTTCGAGATTGCGAAGAACACTGGCTCCACACGAGATCTGCTTGACCTTCGCAAACAGACATTCGGCGGCGGACGCCTGGGCGCGATTGGCGTAACAGCTGCGGAACTCAACGCAGGGAACAACCCGACGAACACTGGTGGCGTTGGTATCATCCCGCAGACACTCATCCCGGCATCGACGGACCTCGAGCGAGCCATGCGGAAGATGATGATCCAGCAAGGACGTCAGAACCTGGTCACTGAAATGAGACGAATCTAATGGCGACAAACTGGCCACTCTTGGTCGAGGTCGACTGTCCTGAGCCACGTCCTGGTTTAGGGCGCGTGTGTGTTGGTGCCGACGGAACTTCATGGGACCGCGCCAACAGCACGGGCTGGTTTGACTCCGTGACAAACACCGCTATGCCAGCGCCTCTCCCTGTTACCGAAGCATGGTCCAGCACTTACAGCGGACTTTATGCGCGTGTGCCACGAAGCGCCTACACGCTCGTTACAGGCAGTGTATGGAAACAGATGGAGATCAATGCCGCTGGCGATTATTACCTGACAGCGACGACGCTCGGCACTGCTAATGCAGAGTATGTCAAAACGACTGCGTCGTATGTCGCGAATCAAGGCTGGTACATTTCCGCGTATGTGCCGACATGGGTCGACAAATCAGCACTGCCATTCCTACGAGTTGTGTGGGGCTATGGCTCCGCATCGACAGTCGAAATGGTGTTTCGTGGCGATGGAAGTTGCATCGTTTACAAGGACGGCATTCAGAAGGGCGTCTACGATCAGTCTGACACGAACAAGAATCCTGGTCGAGCTGTAACCACGGCGAGTGCTGTCGGTCAGCGTCAGGTCAGCCTGATGATCATCCCGCTGAAGCGCCGCGAAGTGCTTGTGACCTCGACCTTCGGTGCTAATTTCTGTCACACCTTCGAGGGTCTCAATGACACCGAGGGCAACGTGATTCTGCCTTCTGGCAGCTTCGCCTGGAAGGTTCCATATGGTCGACCGACAGTCCAGATTGCACCTGTCGCATACGAGACGACCGGAATCTTTTACTCCAAAAACATCACACTCCGATATGCTCCTCCGGTTGGTGCGACCTTCGTGCCACAGATCTGGGGTGATGTTGTCGGCACATCCGCAGGGACCGTCACAACAGCCGTTGCTGTGATGGATCAGTTTAGCCCGTACACTCCTGATGGTGTCATCTACAATCTGCGGATCAAGGTGACCATCACGACTCCGAGTCCATACACGCAGACGTATGGTCTCTCCGCAGCGATGGCCAGCAGCACACCAGCTGCGACATCGACATATAATGGTCCAGTCGACATCACAAATTATATTGATGAGTTAACGCTTAGTGTCGATGAGACGTCTCGTACCACGCTCACGATGAGCGCCAGGCGTCAAAAGCTACTAGATGCTGGCGTGGCACAACCGCAGATCACAGGTGACCGTCCTATCCGTGTGGCGATATCGGACAGCGCTTCACCGACACCTGTCTACACTGACATCTTTCGAGGCACACTGGCGCCTCCGCAGATTCAGTATGAGCAGGGTGATACGAGTCTAAAGTTCTCGACGCTTCAGTTTGAAGGTATGGACAGATCGCGCGACTTTGAGCTGTATTACTTCCAGGACGGAATCCTCTACGACGGCTACACAGCAGAGTCAGCCATCGGTGACATGATGACCATGGCTGGATATCCTCCCGCCACTTACCTCCTGTACAACGACTCGACAGGCATCAACATATCGCGCAGTCCAGACATCGCTCGCGGATACTCAACTTTCGTTCCTCAGCGTGGCGACACTACTGCCTCGATGATCAATAAGCTCAAGACCGACTATGCGGCGACGTTCATCACTGGATGGTCTCCAACAACATCAGGCTATAAGTATCAGTTTTCAAATCCTGTCGACCTAAGCTCAGCGAGCGTCATGACTTTGTATCAAAGTGTCGCGGCAGCAGCTACGGCTGGCGTCACTGCTGCACTTCAGCAGAAGCGTGTGGTCCGGAAGATGACAGGTCATTATGAGAGTCCAGAGTGCAACCAGATCACCGTCATCGGACAGGATCCGCGAACTGGTGACCTGATCTATTCCTACGATGCAGATGATGCGAGTCAGACTGCTGGCACTGCTCCAGCATCCAGACCATACAACTGGCGGGGCCGACCGGTCCCGTACATCCTAAGTGATCCGTCCATCACATCTGGCACTGTGGCAGTTCAAGCAATGGAAGCACTCAAAGACAGACTCATGACTGGTCGAATCCTGATCGAGTGGGAGAGTGACTTTCTGGTGTTGTCCGCTACGAATCGACCTCTCTGGGTTCGCGACGTGGTGACCATCATGCAGCCTGATGGCGTGACCATCAAGGGCGTCTATCGCATCATCGCAATACCATCCATCGAGTTCGTGGTCGAAGCTGGAGTGAAACAGTTCCGGCGCGCAAAGTATCGAGGCCTGTATCTGTCTGCTGGTGGCGGATAGTGGCGTACATTGATGGGACACGAACATCGACGCTGACGATGTCGCACACGCAAAACGTCTTGGAGCGTGTTTGGAATACCTTCGCGCTGCAACCGATGCAGCCAGACTACGACACGCATTACACCGACTTCACTTTCGGGGGACACCTCGGTTTCTTGGGTTCATTGGCGATTGTTTCTACGGTCAACTGTCCAGCACCTCTCGCGACTTGGACGTGGGAACTCCGTGCAAACCTCGCGGTCAATAACGGCCACGGAAGCACTAACACGGGGTACGTGGTGCTTGCTTCAGGAACTGCCGCAGGGACGACACCATATGTGGATGTGAGCGTGACATGTGCTGGCACGTTCAGCGCATCGGTATCGACAGACAAACTGTGGGACGTCACTGAGACAGCCTACAGCTCAAGTGTGGCGCCGACGGTGTTCCCTCCACAGACTGCATACAGATGGTTTGAAATGACTACGACTAGTGCAACAGCTGCCTGTAGTCTTACGGCGAATGGTGGAAGTGTTAGCGTATCCGCAGCTGCGACATCAAGGCGGACAGCAGACTACACCGCTATCCTGAGTGCGAATGGATTCTCGAGTGGCGACGTTCGCCATGACTTCGCTGTTTCCTTGGTGAAGGTCAACACGGTCGCAGTGCATGACATCACGCATGCACACAGCTTTCACGCGCAGAGCGCCACGGAGTGGAGTCTCAGCGTTCTCGGCACGACAGGTGGAGGAGGTATCGTCGAGACTGCTGCTGCCACCATCAGCACGAGCTCGTGTCTAGATCGCAGTGTCGCTGTCATTGGTCGAACCAGGGCATGGTCCACATCGTACCCAGACTCACTCACAGTGACCGTCACAGGATTCGATGGTTCGTCCAGGGCAATAACCGGAACCGGCTCGATGTCAGGGTCCGATACCTTCGTAGACTTCTCGACGACGACGGTCTTGACCGATCCGGACTACGGGTCGAACACTCTGACTACATCGCTCGATGATGTTCCGGCAAGCATCTCGTGTGCCATCACTGGCGCATCACTTACAGCTGTAGGTGAGGCATCAACTGAAACTAGGTGCATGTTCCGTGGCTTCAGGTTTAACGGCTGGAGTCTGGCATACAACACCACTCGAAGCATCGCAGGATCGACGAACGACCGGTCGTTTTCACCGTACGAAGGCATGTCGGGATATCGCTACCTTGACATCCAGATCAAGGCGCAAAGCGGTACATCAATCGCTGGAACATTGGTCATTACTGACTACCATGGCAATACGAAGACCTGGAATGTCACAGCTGCGACTACGTCGTATCAGACAGTAACCATCGATCTGTGCAGTCCTGATGCGTGGTCTGTCTCCGCACTTCCGTTGACTGATGGCAAGGACAATCCCTATCCAAGGAAGAATACCGCCAGCACCTCGTACGCTGGCTCAGAGAGCGTCGACTCGGCATATTGGGGTGTTACGTCATGCCAGCGTCTACGCATCGCTACAGGCGCGATAGACCTCGGCACCACGACGCTCAAGCAGGACACGACGAATGGCTTCAGTAACTCGCACTATGTTCCGAGTGGTCTTGGATACGAACACGAGCGCATCACACCTGCCATCGTCGCCGAAGTCGACACCACGACATACTACTATTCACGCCGCTTCTGGCAACAGAACAATGATGGCAGGAACGAAGAAGAGAGCGACTACCAGTGGCAAAAGACTGTAGGCGGCGCCACAGGCGTGACCTCGTACAGCGTCACTCCGCTCTCGATCACAGACATCACCGCGCAGGTCAATGCTGCGGATCTAAGTATTACCCGACATCCTGGCTGGATCGCGACCAATAGCGTGGCGTATCCTGGGAGTGGTACGTGTAGCGTCTCACAGCCTCCACTGAGAGACTGTTTCCTCAATGGCGGCACTGGTATTAGTACATGGTTGTATGGCGGTGGAATCCTCGCAACGCCGAACGCGACAACTGGCACTGACTTCGCGTATGGATTCGAGATCGCGACCGGCATCATCACAGCACAGACTCTATTCGACTCAATAAACGGCGACTTTCCACCTGATCTGTATGACCCTTTCGATGTCAATGGTGGCACGGACAGTGCTTTGTATCTGCCATTCGGTGCCATTCTTCGAGGGCCAGCGCACGGGATTGTCCTGGACACAGCTGGAGATCCGGCGACCAGCGGAACAGTGACACTCCAGCTCTCGAGTGACAGTTCTTCTCGAGGCACGGACTCGACCTTTGACGCGCTTGGCAACTACCAGACCGGCACTCCATTCGGACTCGGCAAAGCGAATCATTCCATCCTGATCGGTGCGAATAGCGTTGGTGTAAATCCGATGTACAGCGCCAAGCGACAGCGAGCGGTGTTTCGGACAGAGACTCTCGCAGGGAACTGCACGGCTGCGGATGTTTCACCAGCACAGCAAGCAACCTATGGTGTCGTGACATCTGGTGGCGGTGTCAAGCTGTATCACGCTAGGGCGCACAACGGAACCAACTGGTCAGAGGTCACAACGCCTATCACAGGCGCTGTCTGTCTTAGCCTAGCGTATCAGAAGAACAGCGGCGCGATGTCTCTTATCATTATCGTGGATGACACTGATGGCAGCGTCAAGCGATACCTCACATCCGACGAAGGGAACACAGTATCAGTGGCTACAACTATCGGGACCGGCACACATGGCACTGTCTGCGTGTCGCCAAATGGCATGGAGTACATCTTCTTTCGCACCAGCTCGAGCAACGTCCAGCGCGTCAAGCGTGACCCGATGGGCAACGTCATCACAGCTGCTTCTAACGTTGTGACGGGTAATGTGGCCGATGACGAGCTCGCGTGTTACTGGCGCCTCGGAGTGATTTACATCATCTACACGCACACCACGAATGGGATCACGATCGTGAGTAGCAGTGACGACGCGGAGACCTTCGCTTAAAAAGAAAACGCCTCCAGAGGGGTACTGGAGGCGCTAGGACTAGGAAACAGAACCGGTTGGACAATAGGAGTATACAACATGGAAGTACGACCAATTGCATCGCTTTCGACAGATCTGGCCATCGAGAATGTTGGCGTTCAGGAAGTCGGTGAGAATCGAGGAGCAGCTGTCGAAGCGTATCAAGCATCCTGCAAACCTCCGGTCCCTGCTGGTTCCCCCTGGTGCGCAGCACACGTCCGGTTCCGCCATAAGCAAGCAGCCACGCAGCTCGGAATGACTTACGATGAGACGTTTCCAAGGTCGGCATATTGTCCGGACTGGTCTCGATGGTTCAAGGCAAACAGTCTGTGGCTGCCCGTCCAGCACATCCGCGATGCTACAACGACTAAGCGACCACGACGCGGTGATCTGGCGCTGTTCTACTTCTCGGCACTCTCTCGGATCGCTCACATCGGCATAGTGACGAAGGTCGAGGAGTGGGGTGTCTACACGGTCGAGGGAAACACATCACCGGAGCCATCGGATGAACTGTCAGTCGAGCGCGATGGTGATGGCCTGTACATGAAGAAACGAAACTGGCATGAGCTCGGGAAGTTCGGCGGCTTCGGCTTCGTCAACTTCTAACAAACCAAAAGACCAGGTGCATGCGTTCACCTGGTCTTCTGTTTGGTTAGTTGTTCGTTCACCGATGTGAGAGCACCGGCATAACGACTATACATTTACCGCCAGACATGTACAACTTTTTCTTTGTGTGCTGGATTTTCTTCAATGCGGAAACTCACGATGCCATCGAGCGCAGGATGTACAAAGATGATTGCATCCTCAGCGTTCAATCGCTCCAGGATCTCGTGCTCATTGGCCTTCAGGAGCCACAGGAGTCCTTCTGGTTTTACAGCTACGCGAACGGGTCCGGCGGTAATGTCTTTATTGTCCGATTGTTTTCGAGCCATATGAGTTTTTCCCTTATCTTTTCATGATGTTCAAAGTGACATGATCTACAGGCTGTTACCAAGTCATCCATGTCCTCTTCGCCGGAGCGATCGTATGTATTATGGTGGCATTCTAAGAACTCAGTCGAACCGCATACCTGGCACATATGTCCATCACGATCAAACACAGCTGCACGAAGTTTCTTCCATCGTGCCGTATCCATGTATTGCCGACGATATTCACGTATCGCGTAATATCTTCGTTCCTTATAAACCTCATATAGTCGATTGTACTCAGCACTAAATTGCGCCTTTTGTGCACGACGTTCGTTTGATGGATTGTCATAAATCTCATCGCATAAAACGCGATCATCAGGTGGCACAACGCCAGCAAGCGTTTTCAGTGCATCGACTTTCTTTAGTGGTTTGATCATATTTCCGCAGAATGTACATCGCAGACGATAATGGTCACGATTAATCGCGTCGGTGATTTTTGTGATAACAGTAGACTCGTGTAAGCACGGGTCAAGTCGTCGGTACTTTGGTTTGTTTTCATCGTCCCAGGCTTGCATGTGAACAGCCTCAGTCGGAAGGTCTGCATGCGGCATCATGTCAGAGAGCTTCACGAGAGCGCCGCCATCGTGATCGGCAGGTGTTCGAGCATGATGTTCTGCACTCCCTGGGCGATGTCCCGATGCTCGACCTGTGTGTCTGGGCGTGTCCGCAACTGCACATAATGAATCCACGAGCGAATACTGCCGCTCATGTACATCGTGGTGGGAGTGCACAGCGGCAACACCATACGAGCTGTCTCCGCAGACATGCCATGTGCGATGAGATCGCGATACACGTCGGTCGCAAACTCGATTGATGACCCGACCAAATACAGCGCGTCTTGCTGCTCTTTGGTTAGTTCTTCAATCTTAGGTAGTGGCAGGCTTGATTGGCGATTGTGAGCGCCAGCAAGGCGCATCTCTGGGACCACGATGTCCTCGACCACTGTCGCGTACCGTTGGCTGAACTCTTGAAACGAGAACGACCTGTGTCGGAGCAGCTGCGCGGCGATAGCTCTCGTGGTCTTGACTTCGATGCACATGCTGGCCATCTCGAAGATTGACCAGTGGCCGTGACCGACGCAGTATCGCAATAAGCGAGTGACGTCCGGATTGTCCTGGTTCGCTGGATTCGATACTCGAGCGCAATACCCGATGACTGCTTCAGCATCGGGCGTTATCCATACAAGTTTTGTCATGCGTTCGGATCCTCTTCTCCAATTACAAAGTGTGAACCGTTATGATAGCCAGATATAGGCTTCGGTGTTGGTGAGAGCTTACGAAGCGTCGTCTGCTGTGGTGGTCCTGGCTTGATTTGTGTTCGTGCCTGTGCCTGTTGTGCAGCTCCATTGCCATCGTCATCCTCATCAGATGCCAGCGACAGAAGCGCGCTCAGGCTATAGCGTCGACCATACGAGAGTGCGCTGCCGAATCCGTGGCTGGTCTGTTGCATCACAGGGACCTGCACGACACCAGCGATCCACTCACCTGAGCTGTGAATGACACGGCTCTCCACCATGATGCTGGTCGAATGCTCACCGTCGATGGTGTCCAGCACCGACTGAACAACGATCAAACCATTCTTTGCAAGCACAGGCCTGACGACCTCCATGATGGCATCGAGCGAAGTGTACTTTGAGCGAAACGCAGGATTCGTGGAATCCTTAGTTATTGGCTTGATCTCAGCCTGGGCCTTGACCAGCGCTGGTGCGATTGCACCGATTGTTTCCGACATTGTCATTTCGTTAACCCCTTGATTCTTAATCCTGCCCTGTTCAAAGCGTCTCCAAACATCTGAGACCATGTGATGTTGCGATGCTCGATGATGTCTCCAGCGTACGTGTACAGGCGCCAGCGGCGCAGCTCCTCGAGCACGGGTCGCAGTGCAATCACAATAGCTCCCCATTCCTGCCGCTGGTCTAGATGCGCTAGGCGCAGCTGGTCGTGGATGACAGCAAGACTGTCATACATCGATGCGCGAATCTGACGCGCCCATTCAACCTGTCGCTGTGATCCAGTCATCACGATGGTGCGTGGTCGAAGCAAGATCTGCATCTGCGTCCAGTGATCGTCAGCTGCTTTTTGTGTGCTGCACATCATGCAGACTCCGAGCGTCGACGCCATGAGGCGCATCTTCGCCTTCATGTCGCCTGTCGTGTATCCAAACGTGTGAGTTTCAGTGTGTCCGCACTTCCACTTCATTTCTATTCGTTCGTCCATCCTGTCCCCCTTAGTTGATTGTTTTGTAGATGTAGTCCCAGTCGATCATGTTGCTGTCAATCCATTTCCACATATGTTGATATGCGTCAGATTGTTCGCTCAACATGCACAAACACTCCATGCAGATAACTTGAATAAGTTCTGGTGACAGTTCTTCGTACGTGCGAATTACGTCATTGCATGTTTGTGCCATTGTTATGGTTTCAGTGTTTGCCTTCATTGTCCTAATCCTTCGTCGTGATGTCCAATCACATCGACATCCTAGCATAGGTTGACATAATGTGTCAACTGTGTGTATAACGATGACATGATTTACGGACATACACAAGTGGATATCGCTGAGAAACTCGGCATCCACAAAAGCGCAGTGTGTCGGATGCTCTCCGGCGCTCATGCTGTCAGACAGTCGACCGTCAAGCGCATCGCTGATGCAATCGGTCGCAGTGAATACGAAG